CTTTCTCCTAAATGATACTCTGTATCTTCTAAAGCTATTGCTATAATTGCGTAGTGTATTATTTTTAACAAGTCCATTTCTGCATCTGTTCCATCTTTTTTACCACATCTCATAGCATACTTCATAATATTGCCCATGCAAAAACTTTTTCCGTGTCCTGCATCTATTATCATATCAGTAGCTTGATACTTTCCTTGTGCGTAATGTCTTTCATATGTGCCATCAACATATCTTTGTATTTGTTGTATTATATTATCTTCGTTAAATTTATATTTCATGTCTTCCATTCCTTCGGTAAAGTATCTTCACTATACCATATAAAGTTATTAGTTTCTGCCCATTCAGCATGAGTTCTTTTAGTTCCATCTTTTCTTTTCTTAGCCTGTGGCATAGGAGACAAAGGTTTTTGAAAAAGAAAAATCAATTCATAGTTATCAGGTAAAGCTTCTCTTATATGTATGTACTTACTATACTCTGCATAGTCCCAGAACCTACCTTTAGCTTCAAGTAAAATAGTTTTACCATCTATTGTCTTAACAAAGTCAGGCTCATATTTGTGTTTAACAACATAGCTTATTGAATCCCAATGATGTTTCCAATCTTTTAAAACAGATTGATGTATATCATATTCCCACTTACTATCGTATCCTTTAGGGACATTAACTTTCTTTGGTCTTGGTTTTCTTGGAACTCTTCTAACCACTTAGTTCTTCCAAAGTTATATCAGGATTTCTTTTGACCTGTTTATAAAACCATCTTAAACTATAAGCACTTATCATAAACTTATTGTTAGCAAAGATATGTGTTTGTTCCGGTAAGAACTCATGTAAGTTTTTCTTAGTAATCTTATTAGCGTCTTCACCATCTGGAACCATAGTTCTTATCCACTCTATTAATAATGCTTCTGCTTTACGTCTTAAACTTTTAGATTTTTTTTGGTTCATAATTTTTTACAAGTTTCCAATAAGTTAAAATACTATTAAACATTTCTCTATGTTTAGTTTGAGAATCTCTATCCCATACATGACAAGCTATAAGTTCTGTATCTTCTCTATCAACAAAGATAGATACTCTTTCAACATCATCAAAGCCACAACCCTGTGCGTAAGCAGACAGTTGCATACCGTGTTCATCATATACTAATTTAGATGGGTCTTTACCTTCTAAGTTATCTTTAGTTTTAAAGTCTACAAAGATACCAGACTTAGAATATAAATCTATCTTACCACCATAACCTAAGTCAGCACAAAAAGAATCTTCCGCTATCCATTCTTCTTTAGGGAAATTTTTATCTAGAAACTTTTTAATTGCTTTATAAGGTTTACTAGTTCCTTCACCAAGAAAACCTTGTTCAATCATGGCGTGAATCTGTGTGCCTTTTTCAGCGGCTTCTTGTCCAATCCTTTTAGAGTCTTGCTTACATCTATAAGCAAACTCCTCTAGGGATTCATCCTCATCTTTTTGTAAAGTGAGGGCAGAATTAAGTGCTTGATTAATTTTCCAATTCTCTAACGATGGTTTGGCTACCATGCTTAGAACAGTAGTAACTGAAGGTACTAGTTGTTCTTTTCTTGCATCTCTAAGAGTAGTGTTTCTTTCTTTACCGTTAGCACCAACGATAGTATACATTGGTTCGCCTTCTTGCGTATACCAATGACCAGATTCCGACTTAAATTTATTAGCCGACAGTTTATTATATACTTCTTGACTAGTGCTGTCAAGTGTTTTAGTCTTCTTTTCCGTTTTCTTTTCCATCTTCTGAATCCTTAAATGCTTTTATTACATCTGATGAGAATAATTTTTGTAGATTAACCAAGAACATTTTACTTGCGTTATGGTCTCCACCTGATACAGTTTTAAAAGTATCAAGCTTATCAACTATAGTTCTAAGTACATCTGTTTTAAATACAAGAGTACAAAACTCATTGTCTCCTACACATAAGTTATGAAACCAGTAGTCTGATTCAGTTGCTCTGATACCAGATGGTTTGTTCCATGACTCATACTCTATACAGATGTTACCTGTCTTCATCCACATACCTCGTTCTGATTTAACTTCTATCTTCTTTCCTTCTAACATATCTCTAACTTTATCTTCCCTTATCTCACCATACGATAAGTCAAGGTCAAATTTCTTTTGGTCTTTCTTAGTGGGTTTCACTCCAGTTACCTCCTATCTTGTATTCGCCATCAAGAGGACAGCGAAGGTTAAAATGTGTTCCTGCTTTTATAATACTATCTACTGCTAACTCACCTGCAAAATTAGCTTGTGTATCTCTTACTTCTATCTGCCATTCATCGTGAATGTTTGCTACAAATTTATAATCGATACTATTTAATCTTAACATATCATCTAATAATATCAAACCCTTCTTCATAACAATAGCACCTGCTCCTTGTAACAAAGTGTTCAAGGCTGAGTGTTGGTTACGAACATAAAGCTTTCTACCATCTAAACCTTTTAGATATTTTTTTGTAGACGCTCTTTGTACTCTGTCTCTAAGAGCTTTAAATGTAGGCTTATTATCAAAGAAATGTTGTCTAGCTCTTTTGCCATCTGCTGAATTTCCTCCAACCACGTTCCCAAGTTTTTCATCTCCTGCTCCGTACATGAGTGCATAGATGAATGTCTTTGCCTTATCTCTAGATTCAAGCTGTGCAAGTTCTTGATTAGAGGTGTGTATGTCTCCATTAATAATTTCATTAGTATATTCCTCGTCATTCATATAATGAGCTAACATTCTAATCTCAAGACCAGAAGCATCAACTCCAAGTAAAACATTACCTTCATCAACAGTCCAACAAGCTCTACATTCTTTACCGTAAGGATTGTGAGAGCTAGGAACTTGTGCCATGTTAGGATTTCTATGAGTCATCCTGCCTGTTATAGCACCGTTAGGTATAACAAACCCATGCACCCTTCCATCTTCTTCTGTTGCATCAATCCAAGAATCAATCTGGGCTATGCGTTTTTGCAGTAAAAGGAATTGTGCTATTAGGTTAGCTTCGTGTATGTGTGTTATTGCAGATAGAGTTTTCTCATCTACTATTGGTTGACCTGTTGGGGTAAATCTTTCAGGCTTCCAACCAAAATCAATAAGATATTCTCCTATCTGTTTCCTTGAACCAAGATTAAATTCTTGTAAGGATTGTCGCATGAAGGGGTCTGTGTTGTTAGTTGTTATACATCTATCGTATTCATCATCAGTAAGACCACGCTTAGATAGTTCACCATTTTTCTTTATGTAAGGTGTGACTAACTTATCATCAACCCACTTAGGTTTGAATGTGTTATGCACCTCATCTTCTATTGCTTGTTTCTTTTCTCTTAGTTCAGCAAGTAAAAGTAAAGCATGTTGAGTATCAAACTTAAATCCGTTGACCTCTTGTTGTTTAATTATCTCTGCAACTCTTTGTTCTAGTTCTATACAACCTTTATCAAAACCTTTACTTTCTTTTCTTAACTCCTTAAAAACTTCTAAGTTAAGTTCAACATCACGGATACAATAGTCCATCATGTCTTGTGAATAATTAAGATAGTCTGAGAAATCTATTTTGTGATAGCCAAGTTTGTATCCCCACTTCTCTAAACTATGTCCGCCTTCTCTAGCCGGATTAAATAACCTAGATAAAACAAGCGTATCTATTACTGGAATTTTAGAGAGGTCTACATTACTGAACTTATGTACCATAGGTATATCAAATCCAATAATGTTATGACCTATCAAAGTATCTGCTGTTGCTAGAAACTCATAACCTGCTTGTAAGTTATCAGGGGAAAATGAAAAAACCTCCTGAGTATCTACATCTTTAGCAACGATACAATGTATCTTAGTTGCTTTCAGGTCATCTGTTTCTATATCAAATACTAACTGCATTAAAAAGCCTCATCTAAACTACCATCAAATTCTATATCTTTATCAGAGAGTTCAGAGAGTCTTCCTGTTTCGCTATCATAGATAACTCTACACGCCATGCCTACATCACCTGTGTATCTAGACTTGAGTACTCTAAGCTTAGTTGTTCTAGCTTCGTCCTCATCGTCTGACTGTTGATTTCTTTCTAAAGCAATAACACAATCAGATAATTGTCCAATACTATTTGAGCCTCGAAGATGAGATAAAGAAACTTCAATACCGTTCTCATGTCCTTTATTACCATCAACTCTACGCAAGTGTGAAACTAAAATAATTCCTGCACCTGTCTCTTCTACCAAACTTCTAAGTCTAGTCATAATAGCATCAATGGCTCTTCTCTCATCTCCTTCGTGAACTGCACTTACTAACATGTGTAGATGGTCTACTACTATCCACTTACAATCACATCCTATAATCATAAATCTAAGCTTAGTAAATATATCATCTATATCATTAGTGCCAAAGTGTGAATGAACCCACACTCTATTCTTGTTATCTCCATCGTAAAGAATATCAAACATCTTATCTAGTTCTTCTTTAGAAAACCTATCTCTGATTTGGTCAACATAAAGTCTAGCGTTAGCTTCAATAGATAAGATACCATCAATGGTTCTTCTCCAATCTTCTTCTAAAGCTATGATACCTACATTATCCTTTGTGCTTTTAATAAGATGATGTTCAAGTTCCCTAGTTACACTAGACTTTCCAAGCCCTGTACCACCTGTAAGTGTTACAAGTTCTCCTTGTCTAAGTCCATATAGCTTTTTGTTTAATCCTTCATAAGGATAAGGGACACTTTCTTTTCTTTCACGATTGTGAAACTTCTCTCGTTGTTCTGAAACATTTATAACACCAGAAGGTGTATAAACTTTCGATGCCCACCAAGCTTCAACAAACTCTTTATGTCTGTTGGAACGGAGCATATCATTAGGGTCTTTAAACCCATGAGGTAATCTAAGTATCTTAGCTTTACTAGGTTTAAATAACCTAGCTACTTTAATAGATGCTTCTTTACCTGCCTTGTCATTATCAAATGCAATGATTACATTTTCAAAGTTATCAAATAACTCAAGGCTTTCTTTTATATCACGGACTGCTCCTTGAGCACCACGCTTTATAGATACTACTGCCCACTTAGAACCCAAGAGTTCATAAGCAGACATAGCATCACATTCTCCTTCTGTGATGGTAACATACTTACCACCTTTAAATAACTGCTGACCAAACAAACCTGTATCGTTGTAAGTTCCAGAAACAAAAAAGTCTTTGGCTTTTACATTACGATATTTAGTGGCTGATAACTCATGCCCATTGTAATATGGGTACAAATGTTTAACTACATTTCCTTGTAGGTCATGTACGCATTTAACTCCATACTTAGTAGCGGTTGCTTGAGATATTTTCCTATCTGTAAGAGCAGAGAATTTCCCTTCAACCACAGTATCAGGTTGCTTGGTCTTTGTTATTGTTGATGTTGCTGTTGATGTTTGCATATCCTTTCCTTCACACGCATTGGTGTAACTGGGCATAAACTCACCACAACTAAAACACTTTGCTGAATCGTCTTCGTTGATTCCAACAGCATCACTACTGTTACAAAGTGGGCAAGGTTGGTGTAGCTTATCCCATGTTTTATCCATGTTAGCCCTCACTACAAACTAAGACTCGTCTTTTGAGTCCGTTTCTTCAGCTACTTCTTCTGTATCTCCTTCAGGTTCGTCACCTTCTGGCATCTCTACTACAGCTTCTTCAGCATTTTGGAGCAGTTGTTCAAGATTGTTTTGATGTGTACCAGAAGCAAAGTTAAGTGCTTCCATAATAACATTAAGCGTTCCAATCTTACTGATAGATATATCAGCGTTGGCTCTAGCTTGAGCATCTTCAATCATAGTAGTATCGTATACTACCTGTCCATCATCTTTAGTAATAGTAATAATCATATTAAAATTCCTCGTTATCATCTGAGCTACTCTCAGAATATTCAATTAAATTAGTAACCTTTACTGCTATTAACTCAGCAAACGTACCATACTTTCCTGTGTAGGGTTTAATCTTCACAGTAACTTCTGAGCCGTTACCAACACTAACATCTAAAGGATTACCATCGCCATCCAATAGTTTCGGTGCGGGGTTATTAGTCCCATCATGCTTCTCTACTTTTCTAGAGAAAGAGAATGCCGGTTCCTCATATTTAGGTTGACCATCTCTGGTTCTTACCCTTGATAACCCAAGACCCTCTAATCTAGTAGCAGTATCTTCATCAGTCAACACCACTATTCCATACTTATGTGGTTCAAACTTAGTGTTTGGTGTGCTGACATTAGCCCACATAGCTTTTCCTTCTACATACTCATACATATATTGTTACCTCCAAAGGTTTAGTTGTTGTATTAAGTTTAAAAATTATATCAGTTCTTATCTTTAAGTGCAAGTCTTTTCTCTCTTCTTCTTGCGTTATTTCTATCCCTTGTAAATTGGATAGAGCTTTGCAAGTCTTCCCACAATTCATCAAGTGCTTGTTTCTTTTGTTCTTTATTAAGTCTTGTAGTTATTTTTAAATCAGACTTCTTAGGTATCCAAGTTTCCCAATAAGCTTTGTCCATGTCTTTCCATGTCCAACCTATCTCTTTGTCTAGTGTTGTTGATTTAAAATATAGATTCATAATAACCCTCGTGTTAAAAGAGGCACTTTAAAGTGATACCTAGCACTATCTATAATGCTTTCCTTTATAGACGTGACTACGCTACCTAGCAGTCCGTAAGCCTAGTGATACAGTAAGGGTAGCTTTCTCCTTACCAACTCTAGGATTTATATTAGTGTGATGGACGATGGGTTCTAGCACTCATTCCAACCTTCAGTCTACGACCACCTTTAAGGATTTTACAGTAAACTCATCTTACACTAAATCTTAAAACTTAGTCTGGTTTTAGTGGCACTAGACCAGAAACTAGCACGATTAAATCGTATGTCTTTAGGTTCAGGAAGGTTAGTTGAGGGCTACACCTTTTGACATACCTGAAAACATTTGGTTATTAAACCACCCTTATAACTCTTTGTCAAGTAATATATCTTCTATTGTTATAATACTTTCATCAAGCAACTTAACATAAAAGTATTGGTCTTTAGCCCACCTCGTTTCGTATGCAATCTTGTTATCATATAGGGCTTCGTTGTTCTTAGCCACCCATATATCAAACCTCCTATACTCATCAGGCGTTAGCCTTGTAAAGTCTTCTTCACCTTCTCCTACACTATACATATAAAATACTCACTGTTAAATTAATTATCCCTGTTAATAGGACAAATGTTGCTAATGCGTTTAATAGAATTAATGCTCTATCGTTCCACATAAAACCTACGCAAGTCCACAAGCTACAACCTATGAAGCTTAAAACTAAATCAACTTCTGGGAACTGTTGCGTTGACCTAAAACAGATACCAAGTATTATAAAACAACTTGCCACCCATTTCAAATACCAATCTTTTGTTCTCTTATTTTTTATTGTGCTTTTCATCATACGCTTTCTCGCTATCTATTACTACTAATATTAATCCTGTTAAACATAAGACTGTAAAGAAACCAATAACTGTGTATCCAATTATTTCTCCTATCATCTTATACCTCTATTGCAAAAGGTAGACTACAGCTACTAGCGTTGTTAGTTGTATCTAAAGAATCACTTAGATATTTAACTACAGCTTTCTTTAATTTAGTATTAATCTTTTTAGAAAAGACTTGGTTAGCAATCTGACCATCTTGTATATCAAAGTCTATTGTGAATCTAACATCTCTATTAAAAGATATTTTAGATATATACCTACCAAAGTCTACTGACCTATCAGGGCTTGGGCAACTAAACACTACTG